GATTCATCAAAACATGATAATTGCATAGGATATACACCTGATAAATACGTTGTATCAATTATATCTTGTATATATGACACTTCATAACCTTCCCTAACTTTGTTTGGAAATCCAAAAGTTGCATTTAATCTATCAGGTCTTTTATTTCCTTCATATTTTAAAGTAGCTTTTCTTGGATAATAATAATGAGTAACAGGTGATCCTGTATCAGTTTCTACTACTATACACTTTGCTAAATGTGTCATTAACTCACCTGTATGTTTCTTACTCTTGAAGGTTGTCCTTCACCAACTAATGTAATGGCTTTAAGATAAGTTCTATATTCTGTATTAGCATCAATATTTACTCCGGTATCTGTATCAGATATTGTTTTTGAAGTTGAAGTTGAATTATGAAAATATTTTTGATAAGATTGCCCTAATTTTGCATAATATAAATTATAACCTGTAATTGCACTAGAACCACTTGTTAATGGAACATCCCAATTATATGTTAATGTTTGACTTGTAGATGAACTTGCAACAAAATTTTGTGGTGGTGAAGCCACATCTAATTCATATAATGCTTGAACATTTCCTTCCAAAAATTTACAAGTTGCATTAAGAGTTAATGTTTCTAATTCAGCAGTATCAAAATGAAATTGTGAAAATGTTCCAAGAAAAATTAAATTTTTACTAGGATCACTGGAATCATATTCAACTTCTAATTGATAAGCATCATCAATACTAGCTGCCCTGAAAAATTTTCTTATAAAATGAACTTGTTCTTGAACAGTTTTTGTACTACCGTTACTAGGGAAATAATAATCTCCATCCCCGCTTTCTGAATTATTTGTGATTAATCTATTAAGTGATTCATCTTTTATTTTCCATGCTAACGATATTTGTGAACTATTACCTTCAATTTTTAAAAGAATGTTTTCATCAGAATCTTCTTCAGGTAAAGGAGCTGGTGATACAGGGGAATTAATATCATAACTAAATCTTTTAAAATTACCTAATTCATAAATAAATAAAGGATCAGTTTTTGAAGCAGTTGATGTTGATTGTAATCTAAATTTAGTTAGTTTAACTTTAGCCAATTATTGTTTACCCCCTTGTATAATATCGCTAAGTGATTTCCATATACCTTCATCAAAATCACTAACTCCATTACCGTCAATATCAATCATAAATGTATTATTAGTGGTGTTAGGTTTATCATCATCATCTTTGTTATTAAGTAATCCAAGAGTTATTTTATCAATAATAGCCCATATAGCATCATAAATTGCGGTTGCAAGATCACCTACGGCAGTTTCTATTGTTTTAAATGTTTCTGTAACATCATCCCAACTTGGTAATTCAAGTTCTGCTATCCAACCATTAATTGAATTAACAAGGAACATAATAGGATTCCATGCTGTAAGCCAAGTAGTAACATTTGTTTTCCATGTTTCAAATTGTTCATCAGCTAATATTGTAAATCCATCAATACCTGTTCCAATTCCTGTAAAGAAATCATTTATTTTTCCAAAGTTTGCTTCTGAATCTGCTATCCATTTTTTCATATTTTCAAAAGAATCATTTTCACCATCTACAACATTAAATAAAGCCCCCCATGCTAACAAATTAGATTTTAAATTTGCTATCCCATCTTCTAATCCAAATCCTTCTTCCCAAGCTTTTTTACCGCCTGCTTGTTCTGCTTCTTTTAAATTATCAACTAGTTGAGTTCCTAACCATGTTCCTAATTGTATCATAATTGGTCTAAATGTTCTATAAAATGGCAACGCAACAGTTCGCAAGAAATATATCAATAAAGGTCTAAGGAAGAATCCAAAGAAATCACCGATTGGTCTTAAAATAAGCATTATACTAAAATTAAATAATTGTAACATTTGTTTTAACATTGGGGAAGCATCAACTGTCATTGAAACTATTTTTTGAACTAATGCAAGAACACCAGTAACACCTACTGCTATTGCACCTAATTTTAATATATTATTCATCACACCTTTTTGATTTCCACCTTGAGCAGGTACAGGATTAGCCCCGCCTAAAGCAGATCCACTCATAATTCCAGTTAGTCGTTTCTCTAAGTCTCTTATTTTACTATCATCGATTGCTATTTTTAGTGTGTATGTGTTATTACTGCTCATATTTTGACTCCATTGAATATTTCTTTAATCATCTTCATAGATATAAACATAGTGTCAAGAACATATTTGGCAGGAAGCCCATCCACCTGATTTTTATCCCACCCAAATGCTAAAGCACAATATCCGTAAACTTGATTTTCTATACTTTTGGAATCTCTAAGTTGTTCATCCCTAGATTGCTGAAATAACTCTCTAAAGGGATAATTTTCAAGATCTCCCCCAAGATCACACTAACTTCGCTCATAGGTAATTCCCTCATTTTCACAACGTTAGTAGGTGGAAATGGTAGTCCATCAATAATGGTTTTTTGTAATAATATATCACAAAAATTATTGAATAGAAAATCTTTTTGACCGTTATCTAATACCCTAACTGATTGAGATAATAATTCCTGAGTTTCACCCCAAGTTAAATCTGTTTTAATTTTAATTGTTGCATCTTGACCATTAACTTTAGCTTGAAACTGATGTGTACTTAAATCTGTTGACATTGATTATATAATAAATAATGTATATATAAGTGTTTGGTTATGGTACTGTTTGACTTAAGTTCTTTGCTTCAGCTTCTACCCTTCTACATTGAAAATCTACGTTTTGTAAAACTAATTCACCCGGAGCAATACCTGTTGTATTATGAGTATGAAAACTACAACCTGTAAAAGTAAATTTAATACTTCTTTCTGATGTTCCTGTTAATCCATTTGAAATTGTTACAACTAAGTTATTTGGTGATTCTTCTCTATCATAAACTTCACTCAAAAATGATGAATCTTTAACTGTTAATCCTACTTTACCTGTCATTTCTAAAATTTTACGCCAAGCATCTTTAGCATTTGCTTCACCCATTTCAAATAATAGTTCTGCATTTGTGTTAAGGTTTAAGTCAAATGTTTGAACTGTGGCTAAAGTTGATCCTGTTATTGGACTTGTAATAACACCATGAACAAATGTATATGGTATTGCATTAGCTATATCTGCACCTGTTGGAGTTGCAAATGTTTCTGATTTAGTTTCTGCACCCCAAATAATTTCTTGTGTAACTTTAATAGTATCATTTAATGCCATTCTTAATGACATAGTACTACAAATACAACCTACTGGTTTTCTTACAAAATCATCACTTGATCCTGTTCCTACATTAAATCCGAATCTAAGTGCCATAGATTTTAAATCTCTAATTGTTGTGTTATTTGCTGGATTAGATTTCCATATATGTTTATATAAACTTCCTGTTGCTACTGAAGAAGTAGCTGCTCCCAAAATAGACTGTAAAAACCATGGATTAGATAATACATATTCTACTGAAGCCTTACCTTCATTTCTACCATAAGCGAAAGATTCAATTTCAGGACTATATAATTGTCCAAGTGGCATTTGATTATTTTTAAACTCTAATGAACTTACTTTAACTTCTTTACCAAAATTAATTGGTGGATTTGTAACCCCCCCGCCAAAATTGGTTTCATAGCCATATTCTGCATATACACTAGAAGCAGATTTAACAAAAGTACCTGTTGCGGACATAACAAAAATTATCCTTCTTTCTATTTAAGTATTACTAGAATTATGGGTTGAGTCTTATGGCATCTACGTCTATATTATAGCGATAAATGTTCCTAAATTCTTCATTTAAGGATATTACATTTGTGGGTAAAATCTGTATATATTCCCTTTTATTGATAGTTGAAACTACATTATTTTTCAATATTCTAATACATTCATCTACAAGTTGTAAAACTCTAATTTCACTTACACTGGTGTATATGTCTAAAGTTATGGATATATCGTGTAGCCAATCATAATTATATTTACCATCTGAGCCTATTCCCGAAATAATACTGTAAATTTGTGGGTTTTCTGTGTCAAGACTAACTATGATCTCATCATAGGATCTTTGACCTACACCTACTGCTTTCTTTTTCCATTGAGTAGTAAAAACAGGTAATTTGCCCCCTGTTCCATTAACCCAATTATTTTTTAGGTGATCTATTATATCATTTGCAAAATCTAAACCTGCTATTCCATCTGTCATTTATATTTCCTCAATCCTTTATAGTATTTCAATCCTGTATTTATAGATTTATTAACAATTTTGCTTGCTTTCTTAGCACTCTTATTAACTTTTTTAGCACTTTTGTTAATTTTTTTAATAACTTTGTTTACTTTATTTTTAGCTTTGTTTAATCTTTTACCCCATTTTCCATGTTTCTTTACATTCATTCTTTTTAAACTAACTACACCATGTTTTCCAATAAGTGATTTTAATGCTTTTTTAACAAAAAATTTTGGTTTTATACCTTGAGTTTGTATTTTTTTCATTATAAGCCATGTCACATTTTCAGATGCACTTTGAGGAACACCCAATTTTCCTTCTACCCATAATTTAAGAGCATCAAAATTTACCCATGTTCCCGGTGCTAAACCCCAATTTACAATATGAGCATAAGGTGAATCAATTAAAACCATATAAACACCATCCATTTTTACTCTATTTATGCTATCTGTTAATTTACCTGTAAAATTTATATCTTCATCACCTATTGTTTTCTTTAAGTTATGAATTATTTTTTTACTTATATCTACTTGCATTTTACCCATTTCAACAGTGTTATCATTTGATATATAATCTGTATTACCCTGTTGTTGTGCTTGTTGTGCCAAACTACCACACCGGAGTTATTTCGCTTCTACTCCACAAAATATTATCTATTTCTTTTTGCCATCTATCCATAACTTTATCTTTATTGATGTTTCCTTCACCACCATAAGCAATTTGTGACATGGTAAAATCACTTGCTAAAATATCAAGACAGGTCATAAGTTTACAACATTTTTGAATATCTCTTGGAATAGTTTCTGTTTCTGAAATGCGTTCTTCATTATCTCCACCATAACGATAAGTAACTCTAAATCTGTTTGCTCTAAGTATTGTAAACAAATATCCTCTTAAATAAATTACACCTTTAATTTCTTGAAAATATATTATACTGTCATTATCTTCTGATGTTGGTGTGTTATCACTCCAATTTTCCCCATCCCAAAGTTCAAACTTATCGCCTTTAGTATGATCAAATGGTTTAAGATTTCTTTTCTTTGGGAATAATGGCATACCTCTACCCCAATCATATAATTTATTTACACTAAATTCTTCCCTAACCTGTTTATCATCCATCCATGTATGACCTGTTAAACGGTCTATTCTATCTTCATTATCCATTATATAGTTTTTAATCATAGTTGTACTAGGATCTGAATTGGCATTTACTGAAATTCTAAGCCAATCTGCTATATCTGTAACTGTGCAATAAACTGGTTCATTTCTAGCCATATTAACAAAATAGTCTTATAATATTTAAATTAGATTATTCATATACAACGTTTAAAGCACCAGTTGTACCGCTTGCTACGGTTGCGTGTAATGCACCTTTAAATCCTAAATCTAAATCTTGATGGCATACAGCGTGTAATGCTGTGCTTAATTTATATAAAATTGCTCCACTAGCATCAGTTTGTCTAATTTCCCAAACTCTATCCCCTGTTACAGCAATAGAAATACTTCTTAATTTGCCTGATCTATTTACAACTTGACCAGCTGCGGTTACTAATTTATGTGCATTTTTAGCCATTATATAATATAAAAAAGGAAGTGTTATATAAGGTTTCCCTTATACGCCACGAATTGCTACGGTGAGAGTACAAGTATGATTATTTGCGATATTTGCGTTGCTTGATCTTACTCTACCATGGATTTTTGCGGTAGCTGCATCTGAGCCAGCTGCTTCTACGAACTGATAAACATGGTTTTGGAAGTCGTTTTGTTGTTCGATAATACAGAAATATACCTGTCTAAATCCTACTTGTGTAAAGTCACAAGTAAGTTGACCGCTTACAAAATCTGAACTACCTGTTACTGATATATCACATATCATTTCTTTTTCTACACCAACCCCACCCGGTTTAATGGTATGGGATCTATCAGCGTTTAAGTGCTGATATTTTGCGTTTGTAGTAATGGTTACTGCCATGTTAAAATTTTAATGTTTTGGTATATAAAGATTATTATATATAGATTTATAATTCTTATTCATATATAGAATTTTTTTAAAATAAAATAAAAAAAAGAAAGGGATAGTTAAATTTTCTAAATTCCTGAAGCTATGTCTCTAATCTTGGCTTGTGCTTTTAAGTTTCTACAAGTTGTTTCTGCTAGCATATTGTACAAAGCTCTATCTGTGAAAGCTTCGTTAATGAATGGGTAGCCTTGTTGTCTCTTGCCTGCTTCATAATAAACTATTGGTTTAAGTACTTGCATACCTAACAATGGTTTGTTTGGAGCGTTTTTATCTGCACTAGTGTTTAAGATGAATAGATCATCTACTTCACCTTCTGCTGATTGTGTGGTGTCCTTTGAAGGAATGAATGGCAATCCATATATTGTGGATATATGCAATCCTGCACCTGTACCAGTGAAAGTATCTACACCGTTTACGCCAACACTGAATTCTGTTCTCAAGTCCGCTGTATTTTGGATACGATAAGCGTTCATATAGATTGATTGAACTTCGGAGTATGTGTCCTGTCCACCAATCATAAGAGTTGGCTCTTTACCAGCTGCTATTCTCACATCTGCGAGTATATCGCGGATAACTGCATCAGTTAGTACGTCTTTTGTACCGATTGTACCTGATGGTGATTTTACAGTGGAGTCGTATGTTGTTGTAGATCTGTCAATAAGGTTGCCTGAAGCTGCTCTCCATGGATCATAATTATCAGCAACAACGTTATGTGCTTCAAATGTCCATTCTGCTTTAGATGCAACGATACGATCTAATGATTCTAGATTTAATTTTTGGTTTTTGTCATCTTGTACTACGTTAACTGGAATGTCAGTAAGCATAAGATTGACTCTTTCCTTAAATTGATCACTAGCGTAAACTCTTTGTTGTGCAAGAGATCCGTAGTTATCATCTCTAGAATTATCTACAAGTTGTTCCAAAAGTTCTGATGCTTCGAATACATATTGTAATGTTTTTGGTTTGACAGTTACTTCTTTGACAGTAGGTTTTACTGCTGTTGAAATTTGTCCACCTTCAACAGTACCACCGTAGCCATGGATTTTATCATTTACAGTTGGCAAATTAGCTGCCTTTGCTGAAAATATACGCCAACCTGAGAAATCCCAAACATATTTTGGCAAAGCTGCGAATATGTTTGCTTCCATGTTGAAGTTTGCCCATGCCATAGCACCGAATAGTGGGTTATAGTTTCCACCTGTGCCGGGATCTGTTGTACTGAAACCTGCTTTTAGTATTTCATCAGGAGTTCTGTTATAGGTATAGTTTACTAGTTCATCGATTGAACGTAGTCCTAGATAGGTTGACAATTTAATATGCTCCCCCCGGTAATCCGTTACCGAATTCACCGTTTTCTAGTTTGTTGTATGCTATAACGAGTGCTTCTTCTGCACTAGATGTTTGTCCGTTCCAACCGCTTGAAATGGCTTTCAAAATTTGATAGCCTGTTGGGGTTGAAGCTTCTTCTCTAGGTACTAAAGATGGTCTTACAGTCTTTACAATTTCGTATTCAGAATCTTCCTCAGATTTTTTTACTTCTTCCTTTTTCTCATCTTCAGAATCTTCAGTTTTTTCAACTTCTTCTTTTTTGGACTCTTTCTTTTCTTCATCCTCATCAGCTTTGCCCATAGTTAGGCTAGGTGAATCATCTTTTGAATGATCCACTTCTGCTGGTTGTGGTTGAACAATAGAAGCTTGTCCTTTTGGAGAAGGTGCATAAGTCTCGCCTAATTTGTCAGGATCACCGACATCATTAGATGCTTCGACTGCTGGTTTTTGAGTATCATCCTCAACACCTTTATCAACTGGATTCTTGTTTTGCTCTTTAATTAAAGTTTCAAGACCATCGAATCTTTTCTCGAAGGAATCAATTCTAGATTCTTGTGCTTTAACTAATTGTGCAAGAATAGATGTGACGGAAGAATCATCTGATTTTTGAATTTCAGAAATTTCTTCTGTTTTTGGTTCTAATTCTGTAGTCATGTTGTTATATATAAAAAATATTTATAGTATATAAATATTAATTTTAAAATTAAAAAGAATTATATACTATATTTTCTTGCTAGTGCTTTAAGATATTGTATTGTTTCATATTCTTCAATAGCTTTTTTAACATTAATTACCCCAAAGTGTTCAATCATTTTATTTACATTACTGTTTGAATCAGTCATTGTGTTTGGTCTTTGTCTTGGTTGTTGAGGGAAATTACCTTTAGCATCTATATCACCTATTGGTTGATCTTTTTCTATTTCTTTGTTTTTCTTTCTACCTTTTTCTTCTATATCTTCAGGAAAACCTTCAATATGATCTTTTTTAATTCTTGTTAATGGAATTTGTTTTATATTGTTATGGGCGGGTATTTTTGGTATGGTATTCATTAAATCATTAACTTGTTTTGGACTTCCAGTTGATTCACCTACATTTTCTGCTCTTGTTTCAGCAGATCTGTTAACTAATGTCTTAGAATCTAACTTTTTATGTGGTTTATCAAACTGTTCTAAACTATGTTTTGCTTTAGTTAAACCGCAAATATCACACTTATCTTCCCCACTATCACATTTATAATCATGATCTAAATCATCATCTACATCTAAATCTGTTCCATTAGATGTGGAATCAACAGGGTTACTAGCATCTGTTCCTGTATTTGTATATACACTATCTGCTTTTTCTACACAATTTGGAACTTGTTTTCCGTCTTTTTCTTTCATACCTTGTTGTTCATAACCTTCCCAACAAGCTTTTTCAAACTTACAATGTATGCTATTACACCTAATTTGTTGTCTTTCTTGGTGTTCTTTTACCATTTTTTCTAGTCCAACTGCTTTTGCAAATTGGTTTACTTCCTCAATAATTGCAAATGGGTTTGCTGGTGTATCACATAATGCTATTTCATATAACTCTAATTTTCTTAATTCTAGTGCCATTTTACCGTCTTTTTGAATTGGTTCACGTTCTTTACTTGCACCACCCATGCTTAATCCTGCATATTCACCTTTTACAACTTTATCCCAAACTTTATCATATAATGTAATTCCGTCTTTTTTGTAAACTTCACCTGTAATTAAAACAGTGGCTACACCTTGATATTCTGATTTTTCGTATGAAAGAACTTTTCCTACCATTCTATTACTATGATAATCTGATATAACTGGATTTACCGACATAAATGTTTCCATAATTTTCATAACTTCTTTAACAAAGATGAATTCTTGCTGTCTATCAATGATTTCAGCAGTAATATGACCTTTAAAGATCCTACGCTCATCTGCTGTATCGACTTCTATACCCTTTGTTATGAAATCAGGGAATTCTACATATTCTACCATGTATGAAACAACCTCTAATAGTATATAAAAATAATGTTGAAGAATTTTATGTCTTTTATGCTTGACCTATTGCTGATTGTTGGTTTTGACCAGCTCTAATTCCCAAATATGTTAGACCTGATCCAATCATAATACCGAACACAAAGGTAAATATTGTTCCATATTGTTCAGCTGTCATTTGAACATTTGGATCTAATATTAGTCCTTTTATTGCACCCCAACCAACAAATACAACTGCTGAAATTAGAGATAAGGCTACTATTAGTAGTGCTAGATCCTGTTTTTCCATATAATATTAAAAAAGAAACGGTTATATAAAGGTTTATTGATATTTAGTCATGGACTTTTATGTATATGATAATGTCTATACTTATAACAAAAGACACCCTTTTTCAGGAAGTAGAAATGATAGATTAGAAATTTCTGAAATTGATATACCTGAAAATCACGCATTTTGGTTTTATACACAAATGAACGTAGTTGAAGATAATGTAAATGTAAATAAGAGATATGTACATATACACCCCGGAGTAGGAACTACAAATAAAACAAGATTTAATAAAGAACCCTTTCATGTTACAAGGAAAGATATATTTTATAATAAAGAAGAAAAAAGAATTGAAATAAAAAAATCATTATTACCT